AATACGAAATGCACACGATCTACCTTGAGTTCCAAAGCGAGATTTCTCAAGTTTAACCTTTACCTCAGATCCAATGCGAAAGCCTTTCTCGTCTGTAACAAACGAAGACTTAGCTTTGCGTCCTGTAAGCCAGATACGCAAAGAATAAGCATAGTGCATAGCCTTTCCGCCAGGCGTGATATAAGGTGTTGTCATTGCTACTACACGAGCGGTAGGTCCCTGTGGGATGTTTGTTTTTAATTGATTAAGGACAATGAAGGTCGCTTGTTTATCAGCGATTGGGATCGTCAGCTTCGACATTCCTTTCGCGAGGATACGCGCCTTCATAGCCATCGAAGATTGTGGATTGAAGTCTCCTTCAACATCTGAAACAGCAGGCGTAAATGCCAGCGAATCCCAAATAAAAACTAGTTTTTCATCAGTCGCACCGAGCAACTCTTCAATCATCTCCAAAACAAACTCTACAGAAGCTGCTTGAACGTACATTAAACGCTCTAAATCGCAACCTGCTTGTTCCAAAAAACTAGGATCGATTGCTGATTCGGAATCAAAATATACAACCAGTTTTCCTTGTTTCTGGGCGTTTGATGCAATTTGTGCTGCCATGTAAGATTTACCAGTTGCCTCTAATCCAGCAATCTCTGTAACCTTGCCAACAGGAATACCGGCAACTTGTCCTTTACAAATAATAGAATCAAGCCAACGTGAGCCGGTTGGAATCCATTCTTTTACTTGAGTCGGATTGTCTCCAGTCAAATCATGTGCAACATTTCTACCTGCCTTTTTATTAACTAAAGTCATTAGATCGTGCAAGGCAACACGACCTGCTTTGGCTTTTTTCTTAGCCATTTGCCCTCCTATATTAAAGCATTGATATGATTTTATCTAAGTCTTGCTCATTTGTCAAGCTAAGATTTGATTTTTTGTAATTTCACTTTATCCTCTGATTAAAATCTCGGATGATTGTTTGCTTTTATTCATCCCATAAGCCCATGCAGCTTCAACGATCTCATATCCGTCATACATTTTCCTGATAGTCTCACAGTCATTATAGGACATGAGCCAACCAGACCTATTCGATAGGATGCCGTGTAATCTTTCATGATCAAACGAGTCATGCAAGTTTCCGTCAATACCATACAAAGAATTTTGAGATCCTTTTAGCATATACGGCGGGTCAAGATATAGAAAGGCTTTTGGATGATAAAAGATAGCATCTTCAAAATCAGCATAATCCACTCTAAATTTTTGTGCGTTAAAGTCACGGAGCCTCTGCACCGAAGATTCAGTAAACCTAGCATAAGATGCCTTTTCGGACCAGCCGCCACTAAATGTTGCACCAGAAAAACTAGCACGATTAATAGCGTAGTATTTAGCTGCTCTCTCATAGGAGAACATAAACGTCTCTATCTTTAAGTCTTCGCGATACTGATGGAACGACTCTTTAGAGCACCCTGTTACAGTTTTACCGTTTCTAATCAGGTATTGTTCTCGGAGCTTTTCCACTTCATCAGCCAACTTATTGCTGTCGCCACACAGACCCTGCCAAAACCACACAAGCTGTTTCATTTTGTCATAACCAAATACTTGTGTACCACGGCTGGCTAAGGCAAGCTCTACCGAACCGCCCCCAAAGAATGGCGAGCAAACTCGTTCTACGCTCTCTGGTATAAGCGGTAAAATATGCTTAACAGCTCTAGATTTACCGCCTGGATACCTAAGTGGTGTTTTCAAGAATAAACTCTCAAAGATGGTTGACTTTTGCGTAATGTAATTTCACGGTTGTCTCTATATTGCAGTACAGCATCATATTCAATCAACCAAACGCGACCAACTTTAAGTTTATAGTCGTCAAAGTGGCGGTTATCGGTGATAGCGCTGTTTGTCTTAAATCCGAGAAATTTGACCGCATCAGTGGTCTTAAAAAATCTCTGTCTACCAGTTATAAAGTCATCAACAGTGATATTTCGTTGAACAATCCAGTCTGTATTCATATCAATTGTTACAGTACCATCACCATTAAAAATCATGCCTGACACAAGATTTCTACTGATCGACTGGGCAGAAGTTCCACCCAAGACGCTCCTGGCATTTTTTGTCTTAACTACTAGAATAGAAGATTCCGCTTCTGTTTTGTCTTGACGATTTGTAAAATCTCCAAAAATCATGTCAAAAAGCTTTGTTTCTTCAAACTGTACCAAAAAATTATCATATTTGTCTTTTGGGACTCCGTTGATCTCTAATCTGTTTATTAAATTACTTAATCCAAGCTCTCGTATAGCCATCGTATTTCTCCAATAAATTAGTAAAATGCGGCAGACTTTTTACCGGTCTGCCAGCGGCTTTTGCTTACTCAGCGACGACAGCGGTGTCTTCGCCAGTGTCTTCATCAGCGTCTCCGCAACCACTCATTAGAGCACATGCGGCGATTAGTACAGCGTACTTCATAATCCCTCCTTTAAAAAAATTTGGCAGAGTATTTTGACCCCGCTCTGCCATCGGTAATAGACATACCTAGTTACTATTAGCCTGTCATCAATTCATCGAACGCACGGTCTACATCACTCTTACCATCGGTGGCACCGTACTTGGCTGTCTCAGATGAGCGGCTTTCTGCGGAAGAATTCCCGGAAAGTTGCTCATCGAGGATTGCGTCGACCTGGGACGGACTAAGACGTTCAAAAAGATTATCAAAGTCAGGCATACGATCGAGGAGGGCGGGGATCGCTTCGCCATCTCCCAGAAGGGTGGACGTATTACGACGCATCTTTAGGTTTGTCTGAGGATATGCTCCAGGCTTGTTGGGCTTGGTATAAGTAAGGGTAATGTCTGTACCCTCCTTCACGTCGGTGATGTCACCGTATTCAGGATCAAGAATATATCCCAAAAGTAGCTCATAAGCCTGTTTTCCGTAGCCGTAGACCTTGATGCCCTCGTCTTCACGACCACGGATAACAACGGGTGAGAAATAGCGAGTGCGTACAAAAAGTGACTTTGCAAGTTTCTTGCTTTCCTCATCGTTGTTGTCTACTCCTTCACGCCATAGCGAAGAAGCAAATTCACATACGGGGCAGTGTTCGCCGAAGTTGCGCTTCGGACATAGGATGCCCCCCTTGTGTTCACCCACGTTATAGTGGAAGAACATTTCCTTTAGCGGATCGCCATCGTTTGTCGGCACGATCCGAATATCTGTATCACCTTCATCTGGCTTAAACCAAACTGAAGTTGTATCTTTTGTTCCTTCGCCGCGAAGGGATGCGAGCTTTTGCCGCATCAGTTCCATATTGATTCCCATTTTATTTTCTCCTATTTGTTGGGTAAAGTAAATCAAGCTTTCCTTGATTTCTATTGTATGACACTCAACGTAGCTTGTCAAGTGTAATTTTGTATTGCGTTAGTGTGGGCAACGCATAGCCCAAAATCTTGATATTCTGTCTCATAAATTGCATAAGAAATACGACGATATGCGTTTCTAGGCTTGTCCTTAAGCATATCGACAATCTTTTTATGCAACCCTCCTTCATTTTCTAATCTGTCCTTATTGATACATAAATAGTAACACAGGTCGCGACCCATGTCAAGGTCAAAAAGCCATTTTTCTTGAAGATTTTTTACATTTAGTAATCCATATGTTCTAATACGATTAATTTCCAATGGCTTAGAGTTCATGCCAATCTCTGGTTCTGCATGATTAAAATAATTAATATAGTGGACAGTAGAAAAAATTGATTCGTTGATCTTATCATAATAACTTTTGATTGGAATGTCACCAATTGTTTTTTCAACCATTACGTTAGAAATAGCAGTAAAAGAGTTTAGCAATCCAGAACGAGCATATTCTTGCAAAACGCTAAAAACAATTCTATCTAGCATTTTTGGAATTCCAGTCATCAACTCCGTATCTGGCTGAATATAAAATAAATTAACTTTTTTACCTTTTAATTGCTCAAGAACTCCAAGGCTATAATTAGAACTAAATGATGACCCTACGACAAAAAACTGGACTTCATCATCGATAGGCTCAAAGAACTTTTTGAGGTCTGGAATGTTCTTTTCATATTCTTCAGGGTTTTCAAAAGATTTGAGTTTATATTT